TCTATCGTAGGTAAAATCCCCAGTGCCGTCACTTGGTAAAATACTATAAACCTTTGTGGCTTTGTAGCCGCTAGGTATTAAAGCTAAGATAGGGTTACTCATTGTTTTTTGGTTTTTCTTTTATCTCTTCTTTTTTCAAAGTTTCAATAATGTATTTTTTTAGTTTAGTAAGGTTTGTTTCTTTTACTTTATACTTCATAAAACCCAGCCTTTAAAGGTTGTATCTGTATCGGGGTGTATATCGTTGTCTGTGTTTGAGTTGTACTCTGGAAATAAATCTGTATTAAACTGCAAATAATCTACTAAGCGAGTCGAGTAGTAGTTTGCGTATTCTCTGGCCTTGTCTACTAAATAGTCCACCTCGTTTTTATTTACTGTTTCTGCTGTTTCACTTGACCCCTTAAACACTCCACCGTTCTTAATACTGTAAGCCGCAAAAGGTATATAGTTCATTTGAGCAAACCATATTAAAGTAGGTTGTACATAAGTATTAACTAGGGTTAAATAATTACCAGTTAAACCAGTACCCCCACCAGCACCGCTTGTAATATCTGCACTTATCTTATTGTAAAGGTCTGAACCCAATAAATTCTGGATATCGATTTGCTGCGCTATCTTAATAAAGGGTAGCAGCTTATCCACATCTGTATTTCCGTCAATAATAGAGTTCTTTACAAGGTCTGTTCTATTTATAAAAAGTGCTGTTGCCATTAGTTCTTAAATCCTATTTTATTCCAATATTCTGCTGTATAACCTTTGTATTTCATATCTTTGGGTGCTACAGGTACTTTCTGAGCGTTTGGCTCTGGTTTAAACCCTCTTGACCTTGCCTCTGTGGTAGTGATTGCATCCCCTAAACTCTTAGCACCGTCCTTCAGAACGTAAGTCTTTCTAAGCCATTTGTGTTGGCATCTAGCACCGCCTTTATAAAGCCAGATTGAGTAAGTATCGCTACCACCTTTGCCAAAGCCTCTATTTACAGCCTTTGTAGTCATTGCTTGGATATCCTCTTTTCGATAAACCTTATTTGCATTTACCATTTTTTTACAAAAAGGTCTTGAGTTTGCGCTGTATCGCTGTGGGCTGTACATATACCGTACTAAAAAAGTATTGCCCTCTTCTCTCTCTTGTTTGCTTTTACCGTCTTGGTCGCTCTTACTGTAAGGCTTTGCGCTGCCAGTGCTTACAAACTCCCAGATTTTAGCAAGTGTGCTTTTTTCTTTTTCCTCAGTATTTGGTTTGTTTAAGTCTGTTATTACCTCGTCTAAGCCATCCTCTTGGTCGTAGTCTACCTCTCGCTCATCCATAACGTCAAAGTCGCTTAAAAGGTCTGCCTCGTCCTCTCCTAAGTCTATTAAGGCGTCTGCTATTTCACTCCCCAAGTCTGCTGGTAAGTCCTTTGATAGTTTTACTCCTGTCTCTTCCTCTTTTGTCTCTTCGTCCTCTACGTTTTCAAGGTCTGTAAATTCAAGCGGCTGTAAGGTCTTAAAGTATAGTTTTAAGGCTATATTATTAAAAGCTAGTATAGAGTCAAAGGCATCTATTAAAAGCTGCTGAAATGGTCTTATAACGGTGTTATCCATTAAGGTACTAGCGGTTTGTAATTCGTCTGCATTATTCCCTAACCCTGTGTTGTCTTTGATTCCTAAAAGTAAAGGACTTACGACTCTGTGACCTACCATTATTTTTTTAGTTGCCTCTTCGCTTACATATTGATAAGTATTGTGAGCGTCACTAACTTGCAGAGTTTCTACAGTTGCTGCGCTTTCTGGGTTATCATTAAAAGCAAGTATAAACTTAGACCCTGACGAGCCAGTAAATTTCTCTGCAATACGATTTTCCAGCATTTGTCTCTCTTCGGCTGGTGGAGTGCCATTGTTAAACTGTATGAAAGTGTTAGGGCTGAAAGAGTTTGCAGTATTGTTGAGGTGAAAATTTGACACTTCGGATTCTATCTCGCACCACTGTAAACAACCCGTATAGTCTGGGCTAGAATAATATTTGTAACCAGCTCGGTAAGGTTTGACGTAAACAATTTCGATATTTTCGTTTGAATACCCAAAGGCTGGGATTCTTTTAAGTTCTGTTCTTGTTGTTACCTTTTGCCAATTATCAGAATAATAATAAGCGGCTATCTCTCCTTTTTCGTTGCATTTCTCAGCCCTTAGATTCTCTACAGGGATGTGTTCTACTTGTGCTATTGTCTTTCTGTCCTTTGAGTAAATTACTTGCATAGAACACTGACCCATAAGTTTTAGGTCATAACACAGCTTTCTTACACAGTCCTTGTTAAACAAGGCTACCATTTGAGCGTATTGCTCTGGCTTTTTGCTAGAGTCTAAGGCGTCTAATCCTTTGCCGTAAATCATTTGACTAATACCGTTTATTATAGCGTTGTTTGTTGGGCTATTTTCGTAATTAGATATTAGATGTCCAAAAAAATTGTTATCACTTCCGTAAGCTACAAACTTCTTATTTGATTTCTCAATTATCTCTGGGCTTGTATAGCTGCTTAAATTAACTATCCGTAAATCGTTCATAAAATTATATAATCGTTATCAAAGCTATCCTCTGTGTTATATTCTCCACTATTAACAGAATAGTAATCGTTGTTTGTTTGGTTAATTGTTTGGTCTGTGCAAAATACTTTGTCTTTGTATATTGTAGCCCCAGACAATAAAACCTCTAAATTGTAAAACTCCCCCTCTATAAGAGTTCCAAAAGTACCAGTAAAACTCATATAATTTTTATCTGTTGAGGCTGTAGCTGTTGTATTTACTACACCGCCTGTACTTTCGTTAGTTAGTTTTAGATTAATAGTTCCAGCAAAAAAAGTCCTTGGAATTATCTTTAAAGCCTTAGTGCCGCTTGTTGTTATAATCTTCATACTAATATATAAATAAAATTAAAATATTTTGTATAAAAAAAAAGCCCCCCAAAAGGAAGGCTCGTTTTAAATATAAATAAATTACTACGCTGGTGTGATAGGTGAAGCACTTGCTACGTCTGGAGCAGTACAGAAAAACGGTGGAAAGACCTCTGTTGCTACTACCGTCAATGTGAAGCCCTGTAAATCTCCAGGGGCAGCACCAGTAACGATTGTTCCAGCAGTAACCTCACAGCCGTTATCTCGGCCAAGTAAAAGTCTTTTAGTGTTTCCAGCACCGTCTTGAAATAACTCAACTACGTAGTGTGCTCTTCCTCTGTTTAAGAGTTTTAATTCTTCTTGAGTTGCTACGTCTAAGTTTTGAAAAGTGATGTTTAAGGTACTTTCGTAAAAAGTAGTACCATTATCTCTTGAACTTGTTACAGCAGTCTCAAGGCTACTTAAAGCCCCTTGTACTTCAAACTTAAAGAACTCTGCACTGTTATCCGTAGGCAGTGTTATTGTTCCGCTTGAGTCCCCTAAAGCTGCAATAGTGTCGCTGTAGTCTAGTATGTAAATATTATTGATTCCAGCAAAGGCGGTCTTACATCCTACCCCTCTACCTTTTGTGATTGCACAAGCCATATTTTTAGATTTAATAAAAAAGGGCAGGCAGTTTTGCCCACCCTTCTTATGTTAGTTAATTGTTGTTATTAATCGTAAAGAACTACGTCTGCACCAACTCCGATTTGAACACCAGCAGTGTATCGCATAACGATTCTTACGTTTTGGCTTCCGTCATTCTCTGCCATATCAATAACTCGTACTTCATTTCTGTCATCTAGTAGACCAGTTCCAAAGAATAAGTTTGATTGTCTTGCAGCGATAGCGCAGTTGTCTCTTAGTCCGCTTGTTGGGTACAATTTAACACCGTCAAAGCTTAACTCCCCACCGTTGTAGAAAGTGTGTGACTTAGCATCTACACCGCTGTTTGTTGCAGCAAACCCACCTAAAGCGCGTACATAACTTTTAAAGATGTTTTGAGATACATAGATATATAAATCGTCAGCACCGTAAACCCCTGAAGGAATAGCATCAACAATTTTCCCTAACTCAGCAACTACGTTAGCAGAAGTAGAAGCAGTCCCTGTAACATCGTTTACTGTTGCATCCGCTAGGGCTAAAGCTCTTAAGCCGTCAAAGTTATCAGCACCAGAAGCACCGTCCCAGATTGATGTCTCAGTAGAAGAGGCAACCTCGGCAGCCACTCTTGAAATAACAAAGTCTGAGAATAAAGGAGGCAAATTGTCAAAAGCACTAAAGCCCATTTGAGCAGCTTCCCAGTCGCTATGCAAGTCTTTTTTACAAATGTCGATATTCACTTGTAACTCTTTTGGAGTCAAGACTTTTTCTGTCAAAGCTAAACTAGAAGTGGCAGTGTCAAAGTCACAGGAAGCCCCTTTAATTAAGTTTGAAAAAGCCCCTACTTTCATAGCTGCCTTGTATTTGATGTTAGGAAGCACTGTTATTGCTCCGTCATCGATAGTTTTTGCAGCTAGTAAACTTGCTGCGATATACTTCCCAGCAAACTGGCCAGCATAAGAACTTGTAATTGTTACACTCATTTTATTTTATTTTTAGTTGTTAATATTTAAGATTTTCTCCATTACTCTATCGGCAGTTGTTTTCTTTCTGTTTTGTCCCCAAGTAAATTTACCGATATTGTTTGTCTCAGCCTCTGGGTTTGCCTTGATTGGCTCCGCTGCTGGTTTGTTTAGTTCTACTTGTACCTCGTCTGGGATTTCTTGTTT